AGGTACTAAACATAGTAAAGCAAAGGAGTTCTTACAATTCATAGAAGAGAACCCCTGCGAACAACTTATTCTTAATGGGGATATAGTTGATGGTTGGGCATTGCAAAGAGGAACTAAATGGAGAACATCTCACACAAAGGTAATTGCTAAACTAATAAAACTATCCACAAAGCAAAAGGTAGTTTGGATACGGGGAAATCACGATGATTTTCTAAAAGATTTTACTGGTACTAATTTGGGTAATATAAAAATCAGAGAAGATTATATTATCACCGTAGATAAAAGATACTTTATATTTCACGGAGATATTATAGACGTATTTATTACAAAATACAAATGGTTATCACAAATAGGAGCAGTTGGATACGATGTTGCTTTATTACTAAATGACGTGTATAATCGGTATCGTAAGTGGAGAAATCTACCTTATTATTCAATATCACAAAGAATAAAAGAGGGTGTTAAGATAGCAACCAATTATGTAAATGATTTTGAAACAACCGCAATTAGAATGGCAGGTGAGAAGATGTGTGATGGTGTTATTTGTGGACACATTCACCAACCTGCTGATAGAATGATTGGTAAAAAACACTATCTCAATTCAGGAGATTGGGTTGAGAACATGACAGCAATCTGTATAAATGATAACAATAATATAACAATTAAAAGAATATAATTGTGATATTTATATATACAAACTAAACAAATAAATGTCATCCTCAAAAACTCTGTTTATATTAAAAAGAAAACAAAACTATAATCTTTCAACCGATTATAGTGTTGGATTAAGTACCGGCCTGTACAATTCGGCTCAATTTATGAATCAAATGCTATTAGATGGTGGGTTTGATTCTCAAATGGTAGTTGTAAATGATAATAACGATATAGATAGAGAAGTAACTCTACATAAACCAACCCACGTTATTATTGAAGCTCTTTGGGTTGTTCCATCTAAATTTGAAGTTCTTTGCAAATTACATCCAAACGTTAAATGGGTAATTCGTTTACATAGTGAAATACCATTTTTAGCAAATGAAGGAATGGCAATGGATTGGATTGGGGAATATAGTAAATTTGATAATATTATTATTTCTTGTAACTCACCACAAACTACCAAAGATATTGAGTTTTATATGAGTACAAAATTAGGTATTAAAAAGCATATAGCTTTTTTACCAAATTTTTATCCACAACAATATAAAACTAAATCATTCAATAAGAAAGGTGATACGATTCACATAGGATGTTTTGGTGCAATTAGACCTCTGAAAAATCATCTTATTCAAGCATTTGCAGCAATTAAGTTTGCAGATGAAATTGGTAAAAAATTACATTTCCATATCAATTGCGATAGAGTTGAACAAAAAGGAGAACCAATATTAAATAATTTAATAAGTATGTTTAATCATTTGGAACATAAAGGTCATAAGTTAGTTCACCATGAGTGGAGTGTTAGAGAGGAATTTATTCAATTATGTTCTACGATGGATATTGGAATTCAGATATCATTTAATGAAACTTTTAATATCGTAGGAGCTGATATAGTTTCACAAGGAGTTCCTTTGGTATCTTCACCTGAAATCCCTTGGGCTAATTCATTATTTACTGCAAGACAAACTAATACTGATGATATTGTAGATTCACTATTATGTACTTACGCATATCCAAAAATAAATGTATTATTAAATCAAAGAGGTCTTGAAAAATATACAAATAAAACAAAACATATTTGGTTTAAGTTTTTCAAATGATATTTATATCCGGTTACACTTTTAAATATAAATCGGATATGATTGAAAAAGTTAAAAGTTTTATTAAGTGTATTATTCATATTCTGTCTAGCTTCCAAAGCTAACGGACAAACAACATTTACACAAACATTTATAGATAAGTGTACTGGTGAAGTAAAACTTGCCACCACTACCTATGTCAATGGAAATGCCTTTGTATCATTCTATGACCAAATGAAAGTATTCTCACCCGAAGAAGTTCAAAGTGGTGCAATGAAAATTTGGTTACAAGCAGTTTACCTTGCTTATGCAAATAAGACTTGTGCAACTGCAACGGTAGTTCAACAAACCATTCAACAAACGGTAAACCAAGCAGTTCAACAAGCAGCATCTCAAGCGGCTCAACAGGCAGCAGCTCAAGCCGCATCACAAGCAGCAGCTCAAGCAGCATCGGCAGCAGCGGCTTCGGCAGCACAATCAGCCGCAGCTTCGGCAGCTCAATCAGCCGCAAGTTCAGCTGCATCATCTGCCGCTTCTTCTGCGGCTAGTGGAGCGGCTTCATCGGCAGCTGGTTCTGCGGCTAGTGGAGCAGCAGCTTCGGCAGCCGGAGCGGCAGTACCACCACCCCCACCAACTCCATCCGCACCTGCTCCTAGCGCTCCGGCTCCTTCTGGTGGAGGTTCACCTACCCCATCATCAAATAGTTCTTCTGGTGGAGGAAACGGAGGTGGTAGTTCATCACCAAAAGCAGAAGCAAAAGCTGAGGCAAAAGCAGAAGCAAAAGCCGAAGCTAAATCTGAAAGTAAGAGTGAATCTAAATCAGAGTCCAAATCCGAATCCAAAGAAGAAGCAAAATCGGAAAGTAAGAGTGAAGAAAAGAAAGAAGAATCAAAATCAGAATCTAAAAAAGAAGAAAAAAAAGAGGAGAAGAAAGAAGAAAAGAAACAAAAAGCAGCACCAATAAATCCATTATTATTAGCATCGGATTTAAGTGTAGTTGAATCGGAGCCGGGTAGTTGGCAGGCAATCCTATCAACTGGTGTATCCCGTTCATCAATGGCTGGGGATGAAAGTTATTCAGCTAGTTCAATGATTTGGAGTAATCTAAAACAATTTGCCCTAAGTGGTGGTTATACTAAGATGAACTTCAAAGATGGAGCATTACATTCTATGAACTCATACTCACTAACTGGTGCATATTTAGATAGAACATATATGAGTTTGGTTGGATTAACCATAATAATGCCACACCCAAAGATTGGAGTATATGGATACAATGTTGGTTTAGTTAATCTATTCTCACCAAAAGAAGGTGGGGGATATGGATATAGTGTAAGTAATTCTGGTGTTCTATTTTGGACTAAACCATATCAAACTACAAAGAAATTAACACTATCACCGCAAGTGTTTACAATGCTACCTGGTGGAAGTTGGGATACAACCAATGGTACATTCACTTATAGTTCCGATGTTGGATTATTATTGGGTACTTCGATTGATTACAAAATCAGTAAACGTTTTGGATTTAGTTTTAATTACAAAATCAATACGTCTACTGCTGCAGGGGCTCCGATATTAAGTAACTTTTTAATTGGTTCTAGATTGATGCTTTAAGAAATAACTTCTTTATCTATATGTAAAGGTTCAGTATGTTGTCTTTGCTTTCTAACACCATAATGAGTTGTTGTTTTTGCAATTGTAGCTCCTAAAGAACCACAAATTAAAATTATTGTAATTAATAAATTTATCATTTTTTTGTATTATTTGTATTGATTTATCACTTTTCTAATATAAGTATTGGAAAAATACTAAAAAGATAATAAAAATAGGATTTTCCCAATAAGTTAAAAAAGGTTCTTTATATAATACAAAAATATTATAATTTTATTGATTATTAAGTATTTAATATTTATTGGTGTAAAAAATATACATTATGAACACGTTTCTTAAATTAGGTGTAATCGTTATAGCAATCGCAGTTGGAATATTTATATTCCGTGAATGTTCTTCATCGGATACGCCGGGTGAAACTGTGAATGTGGATGGTAAAAAGTATGAGTTAATAAAACACAAAATTGATACTTTTGTTGTTGAGCACACTCAAATAAAATATAAAAGAGGACAAGATATCTACCACGAAACAATTGTGGAAAAAGAAAAGAGAGTAGAAGTACCTATTTATATTAAATCTGATAGTGAAAGAATTGTCAGAGAGTATCATCAAAAAGTTTTGTATAAAGATAAGTTAGTATTAGAAAATAATTTGGGAACAATTGAATTAACTGATACTATATCTATGAATAAGATTATCGGTAGAAAGTGGAACGCTCAAATAAGAGAAAGAACCATAACTGATACCAAAATAGTAAAAGAGTTACCAAAGAATCAAGTCTACATTGGAGCACAAACTATAATTGGGAATTCAACTATAATGGCTGGACCACAACTTACATTGAAAACTAAAAAAGATAATATGTATGGTGCTGGGATATTGATTGATGGTAATGGAAACAAATACTTAGGAGTTTCAGTTGGTTGGAAAATTAGACTTAAAAAATAAAATGCTCAACGAGTGTATCATTGTATCTAAAGAAGTTGGTGATAAGTTCATCTTAGCAAAAAATAGAGATAGAGCTTACAAACCAAAATTAGAAATTATCCACACTATCATAAATGGTGTGGAGGTTGCATACATTCACGATATGATTACCGATTGGAGTGAGGGTATGAACGAGTTTGGAATTGGTATTGTAAATTCAGCTCTAATGGTAGGACATGATGAGGCAGAAGCAAAGTTGGTAAAGAAGAGTGGTAAACCATCCAAAGATGGAAAGAAAATTAGAACTGCACTTTCACAAAAAACTTTAAGAGAAGCAATCAAAGCAGCAGTATTAACCGATGGTGGTGTAAACGGACATACATTTGTTTCATCTCCAAAGTATATGGTTAGTATTGAAAAGACATCAAAACACAGACCTAATATTATTTTACACAATATGGAAAATCCAGTTGTTCGTACAAATCACGGACATATGTTTACTGATGCTGGATACACACATGGACAAAAATACTTATCATCTAAAATGAGAAAGATATCAGCTGAAAAATCAGTTGATAAAGTTGAAGATTGGAAAGAGATTGCAAATGCAATGAGAAAAGAATTCTTTCCAAAACAATCTCAACTTAATATGGCACGAAAATCCAAAGAGATGTTCACATCATCTCAAACTGTACTTAACCTTACTGATAGAATATTACAAATAGAATATTTTACTGATAACGTCCAAGAGTTTGTTGGTATAACTAATAAGTTACCAAAGGACTACAAAGCTAAAATCAGTATCGTAGTAAAACCAATTCAATCCTAACTTTTTATAGTTTAGATATTTATATACAAGCAATATATAAATAAAATTACTATGTCAACCGATTTCGAATTATTCAAAGGTAAAACATTAGGTTCACTTTTTGAGGACATCTATAATAACCAAACACAAAAGAAAGCAAAAATATCCGAACTAATCATTGAACTAAAAAAGATGGTTAGGCACGCTGGCGATATGGCTGTTATAGGTCCTTTGATTAGAGATTTAATAGATACATCGGTAAAGAATGATGACCAATTAGTTAAGTTAGCAAACCTTGCTCAAAAACTAATAGTATCTGAAAAGAAATCGGAGGGAGATGATGGATTCCTTTCGGCATTTGAAAAAGAACAATTACTAAAAGATATTGAAGATACTCAATTAGAATTAGAAAGAGTTGATGAATTGGAAAATGAAATAGAAGAACTTAAACAAAAAGTAAAATAAAATGATACCAGGTGGAATAACTGCAACGTTAAATAATCTAAACCCAGCAAGCATTAATCTTGACGAAAAAAAAATAGGATATGTTTATTCTGTTATTTTAGATGAAAACGATGAATACGCTAATAAAAGTTTATTCAAATCCTCATTAATTGGCTCAATACGATTCAGAACAACTGATAATCAAACTCCCAATGATAAAAACCTACCTGTTGCATTTCCATTTGATAAAAATTGCAAAACTTTACCTGTAATAGGTGAACAAGTTGAAATATATGGACAGCCTGGTAATCATTCATACAAAAGAATCGGAGCCGAGCCAAATCCAAGTTATAGTGCAAAAAGAAAAATAAATAAGCAATTCCAACCAAAATCAGATAAAGCAGCAAGTAGTATAAAATATAATGAAACGGCTGAAACTGGTACAACCGAAACAACTGATAATACAAAAAATGATGAGTTAGATAATTTAGGTAAATACTATAATGTACAACCCGGATTACATAAACTTAAATTATATGAAGGTGATACGTTGATTGAAAGTAGACATGGCCAATCAATTAGATTTTCTGGATATAATAACAAAAAAACAAGCTTTTCACCAACAATTATTATAAGAAATTCAGAAAGTATTACTAATAAGAAAAAGAACTATTTAGAAAGTGTTGAAGAGGATATAATGGGTGATGGTAGCATTATAAGTTTGTCATCTGGGGATTATGAGTTAGCTAGTATTGGTTCAAATTTAAAACAAACTCCAAAATCATTTAAAGAATTTCCTGAAAAATTACTTGGTGACCAAATACTAATAAATTCTGGAAGATTAATATTTTCTGCTAAAAGTGCAGAGATGATGTTTTACTCCAAAAAGAATTATGGATTTGTATCGGATGGCACATTATCAATTAATAATGCAAAAGGTATTGAGGCTAGTGTTGGTGAGGATATAAACATCGTAATGAATGATAGAGATTTTTCAATACATAGTGGAAAGGGTAGTATATTTTTAGGGGATGAGGATAGAGAACCATTGGTTAAAGGTAAAACATTAGTTTCTTTATTGAGAGATTTAATTGCAGAGATAATAAAACAACAATATCTAACTCCATCGGGTCCAACTAAAATAGGACCTGAAAATGTGGCTGCATTTAAATCAATAGATTCTAAATTAGAGAGTATGTTAAGTAAATATAATCAAACATCATAATAATATGGAAAATTTAACTAATAATATTTCTAATATAAAATCGCAAGGATTGCAAAAGTTTGATGATGCTAAAACACAAGGACAAGAAGTTTTTAACAAATATTCTACCGAAGCTAAAAAGAAAGTAGAAGATGCTAAAAAACAATTTGAAGATATTAAAAAGAAAGCAAAAGAAGCTAAGGAAAAAATAGAAGATTTAAAAGCTAGGGCAAAGGGATTTACTATACCAAGATTAACACCTAAACCTGATTTTCCTATAAAAGATATACCAACTCCAGCAGAATACAAAAAAGGATTGGATACGGATAGTTCAAAGGCATTTATTAAAAATGCACAAGAAGCAAAAGATAAATTTAGCGCAACATATGATAAAGCCAAATCAGATGCTCAAAACGCAAAATCAAAAATAGATAATACAAGTTCAGAAGCAACTCAAACTTTTAACAAATTCAAAAGATAATTTAATATGTCTTGGCAATTATTTAAACAAAATATTTTAGCAGTAGCAAACAGACCTGACGGTATACCTGATATAGATACTATTGCAAAATTGTATGCAGATGAATATGATGCGGCTGTTAAAAGAGGTGGTGATTTATTACATGGAATTCCAATTAATAATGGTAATAAATTGGCTATGGAGCAATTTTTTAAATTAGCTCTACAAAAAGGATTAACAGCAACCGGTCCATATGATTTGGTTGGTGAAATGGGGAACGGGGTAAAAGCATATTGGGCGGCGGCTAGAATGAAAACTATTGGTACTAGACCGGGTCAACCATTACCAATAGTTCCACCTATTCCAAAAGTTACATCAATTCAAACAAATGTAGTTTTAAATAATGGTATATGGATACCTCCAATACCGACTGTAAATGCTAATATAGCAAATACCGATGTAATAGGAGCACCACAAACTCCACAAGAAAAACAAAAACCAATATCTGAATTAACCGAAGATGAATTGGATGCATTGGAAGCATCGGCTCATAAAGAGGAAGAAATTAGAGCCAAAGAAACAGAAAAAGATTTTAATTCATTGTTTGATTCGAAGGAAGCAGCTGAAGCACATAATAAACCCGTACCATATACATCCGATAGGCAATATACTCCTGTTGATGAGGAGGAAGAAGATGGTGAAGGATTTATTATAGATGGTATGGATTCGGTAAATTCAAGTAGACGAATACAAGGAACACCCTACACCGAATCTGCTAATGGTGAACGATGGACGGATACAAGTAATCAGAGTAAATCACAATCGAAAGGAGCCGGTGGTGATAAAACCCAAAAAAAATCAAAAGGAAAAAGTTATGCAAAATTAAAAAAAGAATATGGCGAAGGAAATTATCCTGCATTAGATAATGATGGAGTTTTTGTTTTATGGTATAAAGATAAATATACTCCCGGTAGATTGTGGTATAAACCAAATCCTGCATATCAAAAACTTTTATCGTATGTAAAAGTCCCAACAGCAAAAGGTGAACTATCATTTTTAGTTCATAGAAAAATCGCAGCTAGAGCAGAACAAGCCTCTAGTTTAATTAGAGCACGTAAGTTACAAAAATATATATTAAGTTGCGGTGGAACACTTGCTTGCAGAAATAATACAACTGCTCCCAATGATTATACTAGTTTATCATTTCACGCATGGGGATTAGCTATTGATTTAAATGCTGACATATATCCATATGGTACTAGATTTAATTGTGATTTTACTCAAATTCGTATAAACGGAAAGTGGAGACCTGTTAATGCTGATGATATTGGCTATTTAAAAGTAGCCAAATGTTTTATAGAAGCTGGGTTTGGTTGGTTGGGTTCTTGTAATCAAAAAGATGCAATGCACTTTTCAATTGAAGAGGGTGGATATAAAGGAGATATACCAATTTAAAATATAATATATGTCAGCAATAACACCAACTCAACAAACGGCACTTATAGTAGATGAATTTATAAACTACGCAATTGCGCATTTATTAACTGTTGGTGGAACTATTGCGGGTCAAGCCGTTTATCCCGGAGTACCCGCTACACCAGGTCCAATTTTTTTACCTTGGACAGGATATGTAGTACCACCATCAATAAGTGATATACCAATTTATGGATTGAATCAAGCTGAACAAAATGATGCAATTCAACAAACCGAAGAACAACAAAAGCAATCTATACAAGACCAAAAAGATTTTGAAGCATTGGTTCAAAATAGAAAAGAAGATTCATATAGACCGGTTGATAGTGAAGAAGAAACTGATGAAGAATTTAGTATAGATGGTATGGAAACCTCAAATTCAAAAAGAAGAATAGATGGAACTCCATATGTAGAAAGTAAAAATAAGAAATTTTATTCTGGTGATAATACTGGAGGACGTGGTCAATTTCCTGGCTCAAGTCCACAAACTAATTTTATTGCATCAAACGCAGAAGCTAGAAAAGCTGCGGAAGATTATTTGGGTAGAAAAATGTCTGATACGGAGTTTGCAAATTTAATAGCATTGGTTAATGCCGAATCATCATCTAATCAAACTGAAAGAGCATGGGTTATGGCAGTTATATTAAATAGAACAAGAATAGGTTATACTCCAGTAGGTAATAATAGTTCTAGATACAAACATGATACAGTTACTGATATTATATCACAACCATCGCAATTTCAACCTGTAACTGGAACGCGTGCAAACCCTGGTCCAAATTCAACTTTTACAAATGGGCCTAATGCAAAAGCAGCTAAATCTATATATGGAGCTGCAACAAATATATTGAAGGATGTGCCAAAATCTTACATAAATTTTACAGCAAACAACCCAGCCGCATACGGACCTGGTACCAACATAAATTATTTAACCAAATTAAGAGCAAAATCCGATTCGACGGTTATTGGTGGAACTATATTTGCATCTAAATTTTAAACATATAGTAAATAATCCCAAAAATAAACAATTTAAATATTTATATTAACAACAACGAAAGATAATCAAATGAATACGGATAAATTATTAAAAGCTATTCAGATTCTTATCAAAGAGGAGTTAAAACAACAACTCCCTGCTTTGATTAAAGAAGGAGTGAAAGCGGAAATGAAAAAGGTTTTAGCGGAAGGAAATACTAAACCACAACCTAAAAAAGAAAGTGAAGGATTTTCAATGGCTAAAGCAATATTGGGAGATGATACTATTAAAGAATCGGTTGAAACCAAAGTAGTATCAAATAAACAATTCAGTAAAAACCCAATGATTAATCAAATTTTAAATGAAACTGCAATGGCTCCTGTGAGTAATGATGGTGGATTTAGAACAATGAATTTTGGACAAGGTGATATGGGTTCTGTTGTAGGTAGAACTGCGGTAGCTGAAAAGATGGGATATGGTGATTTGGCAAGAGGACCTCAACCAAGTGGATTGGGTGTTCAAACTGGAGTACCTGAATTAGATAAAGCATTGAATAGAGATTATTCGGAATTAGTAAAAAGATTTAATAAGAAATAATGGCAGTTATCTTAGGTAAAAAGTTGGTTAAAGATACGCAAGAGTATAATGATTATGCTATTGGTATTACGTTACCATTGCAAATTGGTAACACCGCATTTAATCAATCTTTTACTTACATAGAGCAGGCTAGTACAAATATAAAAAGTCTTTTATTAACAAAAAAATTTGAAAGAGTAATGCAACCACAATTAGGTAGTGGGTTGCATGAATTGTTATTCCAATTTAATGATGATAATTTAGCTGCTGATATTGAAGATACTATAATAACTCAATTAGCAACTTGGCTACCATATATAACTATTGATGATATTATGATTGAACAAACCAATTTAATGAAAGATACAAATACAGTCAATATTTCAATAACATTTAGATTAGATAATACTTCAAATCTACAAACAGTTACATTTAATGTACAAGGGGGTGTATAATTTATATGGCAATAACTACAACAAATAAAAATTTTAAAAATAGGGGTAAAGACATAAAGTATCTTAATAAGGACTTTAATGACTTTAGAAATAACTTAATTGAGTTTTCTAAAACTTATTTTCCAAAAACGTATTCTGATTTTAATGAAACATCACCGGGTATGATGTTTATTGAATTGGCATCGTATGTTGGTGATTCGTTATCCTATTATGTAGATGATACTTTAAAAGAATCTTTGATGCCATATGCACAAGATATTCAAAGTGTAATTGCATTAGCACAATTTTTAGGATATAAACCAAAAGTAACATCGCCCGCTATAACAAAATTATCAGTATATCAATTAATACCATCAATAGGTTCTGGTGCAAGTAATAAACCAGATTCAACTTATTATTTAAAAATAAAAGAAGGTATGATTGTAGCATCTTCTAAAACTAGTATTCAATTTAGAAGTATGGATACTGTTGATTTTTCAAATGAAACTGATAGGGAAATAACTGTTTATCAAAGAGATATAAATACTGGAGAACCAACATTTTATTTAGTTAAAAAATATGTAGATGCTATATCAGCAATAACAAAGGAACAAACTTTTTCATTTGGTTCATATCAACCATTCCAAACTATTGAATTGGCTGATACAAATGTAATACAAATATATGATGTTAGAGATTCAAATAATAACAAATATTATGAAGTTCCTTATTTAGGTCAAGAAATGGTTTTTGTAGACCAACCAAATAACGAAATAAATGATAATGAATTATCTCAATTTAAATCGACTGTACCATATCTTTTAAAAACTTTAAAAACTTCAAAAAGATTTGTATCAAAAATAACACAAACCAGTACAACAACTATTCAATTTGGAGCAGGTGACCCATCGGCAAGTGATGAACAATTAATTCCAAATCTTAAAAACGTAGGACTTGGATTACCCAATTCAATTAATAGATTAGAAGAATCATTTGACCCAACAAACTTTTTAAAAACAAAAACATATGGAACATCCCCATCTAATACAGAAATAATTGTTAAATATTTTGTAGGTGGTGGTGTTACATCAAATGTACCAAATGGAGAACTTACTAAAATAAATGGTATTGAGTTTGAAGAGGATATGAGTTTTTTCACCGAATCACAAAGAGGTATTTACAATAGTGTTAAAAATTCAATAGCAGTTGATAACGAAATACCCGCAACTGGTGGTAGAGATGGTGAAACTATTGAAGAAATTAGACAAAACGCATTAGCAAATTTTGGTTCTCAAAATAGAGCAGTGACTTCAAAAGATTATCAAGTTCGTGCATTATCTATGCCTGCAAAATATGGTGGTATAGCTAAAGCATACGCAACCGCTGATGGTACATTGGATAATAATTCACCTGCTTCTATATTAGCATCTCCAAATCATCTGCAAGAGTTTACTGATTTGGTTATGAGTTTTGTAAGTAAACCCGATTCAGAAGAGCCAACCATTCAAACTGTTAAAGAAGATATAACCAAATTTTTAATTGGAAAAGAGTCAAATGGAAATGAAAAAAATAATCCATTTGCAATTAATCTTTATTTATTGGGGTATGATGTTAATAATAATTTAACAAATTTAAATAGAGCATTAAAAGAGAATCTTAAAACTTATTTAAATGAATATCGAATATTAACGGATGGTGTTAATATTAACGATGGATTTGTTATTAATGTTGGTATTGAATTTGAAATATTAACATATAGTAATTACAATAAAAGTGAAATATTAACTAAATGTATTACTGAATTAAAAGATTATTTTGATATAAATAATTGGACATTTAATCAAACTATTAATTTAAGTGAAGTAGAATTATTGATAGCAAATGTTGAAGGTGTATCATCAGTACCAATGTTGAAAATAACAAATAAATGCGGTGGTAACTATTCACCAAATTCATATAATATAGATGCGGCAACTAAGGATAAAATTGTATATCCATCTTTAGACCCTTCGGTTTTTGAAATTAAATTTCCAAATACGGATATTAAAGGAAGGGTAAGATAATGATATATTTTTTAACAGCATCAAAAGATGCATCGGTTTATTTACAACAACCTAATCAAAATACTGGTCTTGATGAGATATTAGAAATTAGTAAATTATACTATGGTCAAATAAAAGATGTATCAAGAGCTTTAATTAAATTTGATGTTGGATTTTTATCAGCATCAATATCAAACAATACAATAGAGTTAGATTCATCTATTTTAATATTAAAAGAAACTCAAAGTAATGAAATACCTTTAGATTATACAATATATGCATTTCCAATCTCTGGAAGTTGGGAGATGGGTAGGGGTACTAGATTTGATGAGATATCTACTGCTGGTGTAACTTGGAATTATAGAGAGGGCGATGATAAATTAGAATGGTTGGAAAACAATCTTAATTTAGGAACTGATGCCAATCCAAACGATGGTACTGGTGGTACTTGGTGGACTGGTTGGAGTACTACACAGCCATTTAGTTATCAAACTGCCGATATTAATATGGATGTAAAATCTATATTAAGAGCATGGATGAGTGGTTCTATACCAAATGATGGATTTATACTAAAATATCCAGATGCATTTGAAAATGATAATACTGCTGATTATGGGCAACTAAAGTTTTTTAGTAAAGAAACACACACAATTTATCAACCAAAAATTAGAATAGGTTGGGATGACCAATCATTTACAACTGGTTCATTAACTGAATTAACTGCGGAAGATATTAAAGTAAGTGTATCTAATTTAAAAAATGAATACAAATCCGGTAACATATCCAAATTAAGAATATTAGGTAGAGAATTATATCCTTTAAAAACATTTAAAAGTGAATTTGCCTATAATGATGTTAAGTATTTGCCTGAAACTACATATTATCAAATAAAAGATTTTAGTTCAAACGATGTAATAATCCCCTTTTCGGAGTATTCAAAAATAAGTTGTGATTCAACTGGAAATTATATAAATTTAAATCTTTCTAATTGGGAAGTTGACAGAAAATATAAAATAGAATTTAAAATTGACCAAAATGGCTCAATTCAATATTTTGATGATAATATAACATTTGATGTAGTTCAATATTAAAATGGCAATACTAAATACAGGATTAAAAAACGAAACCAAAATAAGTGAACTTTTAGTTAGTGGCTCTGAAGTCATTAAAACTAAAAACGATTTTGGTATTCATATGTTTGAGGATAAAGATACAACTGATGGTATTGTATTTGGTAAAATGCAAAAACCAAAATACAATCAAAGCCAATTAGAAAAATCAATAGACACAAACATATATGAACTATTACCTGCAGTTTCTCCCGAATTACCCGAAACGGTACTTAAAAGTGTATATGATACTCAAGTTTTAAGAAATGATGAATTACTTACCGAAATAGAAGATTTAAATAATTTTATTTTAGATTTAGAAGGGCAAATAACTGAATTGAAAATACAAATAGATGGATTAAAATCTACATTAGATGCTAAAGATTTAGCATTAGCATCTGCCGAAAATCAAGCCAATCAAGCCAATTTGCAAGTTCAAAGTTCAATAACAGATTTACAAAACGCTATACAAAAATCAACATCCGAAGCTATACAAAGAGTATCTGCATATGCACAAAACGAATCTTTAAAAGGACAAGTAACCCAATACGAAGAACAAGTATCTACGGCAACAAAACAAATAAATTCATTAAATGGAGT